ATGATTGATATGATCTTTAATCTTATTATGACGGAAAGCATTAAAACCTAAATCCATATGGTGCTTGTGATGGTTTTCTTCTGCGTGGTCATCCCGGATCTTAGCATCTCTATCAGTATTCTTTACATTATTTTCTAGATACTTATCACCTTCACCTTTTGGTGAATGATCTCCACCCATACCACCGTCCGTGGTTGTGGCCTCTTTTAATGCGGTATTAGCCTTAAACACATTATTGGAGTGAGAGTGTATAGATGTAGGATTAAAGAAGTTATGTCCTAATGCTTGGTTATGATGATCAATATGTGCCTGTTGTAGATACTTTAGTTTATCACCATTGTCGTCATCATATGACATGGCATTTGTACCTTTGTATTGATCGACATAATCAACACCGGCTGCTGGATCACCTGAAACGAAACCAAGGCCTCTTACATGACCTACGGTATTCTCTTTCATAATGTTCTTATCGGTCTTTTCGGCCTTATTAAGCATCTTGTAATAATCAGGACGCTCACCAATATGATCACGGGCCACTTCTTTGGCCTTTGCCAAGTTGGTGTTATGCTCTTTCTCGTGTTCTGCACCTTGTTTAACCAATGCTCGAACTTTTGCTAAGGAGAGTTTAAACTTCTTAGCAATGGCCTGATCGCCTGGTGTTCTAACATCGGTATCTTTAAGAGACATATTAATCCTTTAGATAAGGCAATAGTTTGCCGTTTTCGTTGATATGAGTGATAACATTACCGGAGTCGGCATACTTACCACCACCAACATAAGTTAGTCTTAAATCTTTGGCCTGCTCCGAGACTGTTTTCTTTTTAGCAGGTTTTTTGGCAGGTGCCTTTGTTGCTGGTTTGGCAACAGGTTTCTTGTTCTTGGTCTTTTCGAGTTCGATCTTTTTATCCATCATTGCAGATTCATGATCTTTGCCGGCCTGTTCCTTCTTGGCGGCATCAGGATTGATCTTACCAACTTCTTTCTGGATATGTGCCTGTGCGATTTGTTGCTGGGCATCAAACGCAATCTGGTTCTGCATATCCTGTTGCTGCTGATCCTGCTGCATCTGCATATCGGATGCCATCTGCTGTTGCTGCTGTTGTGCTATGACGGCATTCTCTTGTTCCATCTGTCCGTTCATTTCTTCCATATCTTCATCGGACTGCTGGAGAATGTTCTTACGAATCCATTCGATAGAGAAATACTTACCAACAAAAGGATCGGCTGCTGTTAGAACCTGTAGACGGTTCATTAGCAACTCGGATTCTTTTAGTTCATCGAAGTTATTGTCTTTCTTAAAGTCATACCAAATATCTTCTTTAAACTCTTTCCATTCTTCGTCGGTACAGACCTTCTTCATTACCAACTGGACTCTGAGTAGGTCATCGAATAGAATGGAGAACTTATTACGGATTCTCTGAATGAACTTAGTAAATTTTAGTTCGTCTCTGGTGATTTCGGTTGAACGACCTAGTGAGAAACCTTGTTGTGGTTCTAAACGACCGATTGGAACACCAAGTGATTTGTATAGTTTAGACTGGAAATACTTAACATCTTCCAACTCACCAAGATTTCTGGCACCTTCTAGAGTGGAGATTTCGGTACCCTTGGATCCTTCACGACGAGGTAACCAGAAGTCTTCCAACATGGATAGATGCTTACGATCATCCTTGATTTCACCGGTGTTGGAATCATAAACCAACTTGTTACGATACTTAACCATGATATCACGGACATATTGTTCTGCCTTAACGGTTGGCATATTACCAACATCAATGTAGAACACACGGCGTTCTGGTGCTCTGGATAAACGGTAAATGACGGTGGCATCCTCAACCATTCTTAGATTGTTAAATGGTTTAATAGCCTTGTGAAGATATGACAGAACCATGGTCTGCTTTGGATCCATGAGCCCTGAATTGATATTAACGATGGAGTCAGGTGCAATCTTGGCACCTAGATTGGTACCTGAACCAATCATACCCTTCTCGTTATAGAGATAGTATTCGATCTGTCTACGGATTAGTTCGACACCTGTATTAGGATCACGCATCTTTTGGATTTCACGGATCTTTCTAATACGGCGTGGATCGATATACTTTAATTCCTGAATGCCAAGGTCTGGCTGGGTTTCGTCAATAACAATATGATAGAACAATCTTCCATCAATATAATAACGGCGGAAGATATCATGACCCATATTGTTAAAGTTAAGGAGTTTTAGAACTAGATTAAACTCGTCCTCAATACGCTTCTTGATAGCAGGAGGAACTTTGAGTTCGTCCATATTAATTTCTACACATTGGCCACCATCTTCGATAACGATGGCCTCATTTACGATTTCGTCAATGGCAGTTTCGACTTCGGGTTGGATTGCAAGTTCACGATATTTGGTAATAAGTTGAGTTTCGTTACGGAAGGTACCATCGAGGTCTACATAGGTTCCATAATAACCGGCACCAGCAACCGTTACCGCCCCATCGTCATTCTGGGGTAGTGTAAACGTTTTTGTTTTTGGTTCTAATAACTGCTGGTCTTCCACCTTTTTAGGTGTGCCAATCTCAAATCCAAATAATTTCACTATATAATCCTTCTAACCGATTGACGACCCGTGGAGATTTCTCCCCACGGGTTTGTTATATTTATGCTATAAATTAAACAGTAGCCACAGCATCGGTAGTTGGAATTGGGTAGATAGATTCCCACCACTGGTAGGCGAATGTAACACCAAATTCTTCGATCTGATCACCTGATGCCCAATCTAGGTCGATTGGTGCTACGTCAGTTGGGAAACAACCAACCATTGTATAAGACTTGATAACTTCACCTGTTTTTGCAAACTGGTTAACTGTTGCATTGGCCTGATACTCAAAAGAGTTCATTAATGCACCAGCACGAATATTACCAACATGAGAGTTAATACCAGACATCCATGTTTCTAGACTGTTACGGATCATGAAGTTTTCATCGTTAATAACGGTGAAAGACCAGTCAGTGAATGAACGTGTACCAGCAACCTTGATCTCACGACCAAAGTATGGAACGCTGATAGAAGAAACGGAGTCTCCAGGAAGAGAGGTGGCACGAGCCTTAAATCTCACTTCCTGATTGATTGCAGTAAAACCAGCAGCTGGTGGCAAGTTCATTACCACCTCGAACAGGCTGGCACGAGCGCCGTCATTTACTAGACTTGCTCGAAACTGTTGAACGTTAAATGCCATTTGTTTTTTCTCCTTTGTCTTTATTTATTAAAACTGACCAACGATTTCGGAGAAAGCAACTCCGGTTCTAACTGCAACGAAGTTCAACTGAATGAAATTGATGCTTCTTGCTGGCTTAATGTAAATATCGCCAACAAACTGATTAGCATCGATAACTTCTGGTGTATTGTTTGTTGTATCACAAACAACGGAGTAGTCATAGATACCTCTCTTACCCTTAACGTCACGAAGGAAAGGATCCACAAGAGCAACGAATTGTGAGCGAGTAAACTCATCGTTAAACTCGAATAGTGAATACTTGGCAGCCTTGGTGATGGAACGTTCTAGTGTGATGAATAGACGACGAACGTTAATGCGATCAAATGCTGATGGCTTAGCGGTCATTGTCTTATCACCGTATAGGAATGTTCCTAGTCCGGACATTGTAACAACTGGATTGACGGACATCTTATAAAGATTATCACGATCAGCAGCAGATGGAGACCAAGCAAGCTGTGTTGAGTTCTTGATCATGCCACGGTTTAGACCAGCAGGTGACCACCATGGATCACGAACAAAGTCGGTGTAGGCACATAGACCGGCAATGTCTCCGTTTAGTGGAACCCAACGATAGACATTGTTATACTTATCGAACTGTTTCTTCCATCCACAGTCCATAACAACATAGGATGAATCGATATCGAACTGATTCTTATATGTTGTAATATCCGTTACCTCGTTTCCACCATTGTTAACAACTGCACCCATTGGAGGTGATAGGAACGCAACAAGATCACGACGGGTTTCAGCAATGTTATCGACAACATACTGACAAACTGTCTGTGAATGAGCACCAGTCATTAGCAACTGAACATCAACAATTTCGGAATTTTTAAACAAGTCATAAGAGTTTGTTAGATTTCCGTCTGTTGGTGCACCATCGGCACCACCTGCAAGTGTAGCAGTGTAGAAGTTGCTTGAAGCAGCAAAGGTTGTATTTGCTGCTACACTACCCCAGGTTGTTGTTTCGGCAACTTGTGTTGTTGTGTTCTGTGCATTATTGATGACATAAACATACTGTGATTTGTCGTTAAGAACATTGATCCAGTAGTTTGATGAACCGTCATCATTAACGGCATCAGAAGCAACGGATACATAAGAATATCTTTCAAGAACTGTATTTGGTGTTGTTGAGAAATTACCTAGTGTATCGATAACGACAACATGGATTTCATCGTTGGTGCCGCCTTGACCTGATGCATACTTTGATGTTCCAGGAACACCATTAAACTGTGATGCATAAGACCATGCACTAAATGCTGTAGCATTAGATGAAGTCCATACCGAAACCAATAGACCATTACCAAGAGCACCAGGATAACGAGCAGCAAACATACCAGCAGTATTGGCTGCTTGGCTGTTCTTGTAATTTAGTTCATAGATATCTCTTGTAGGAATAATGAATGGAACTGTACCGGAAACAGCATTATTTGCCTTTGTGGTATCAGCAGAACGAACAATCTGTAGGTTCTGTGCGTAACTTAGGAAGTTTGCTGCGGTGAAAAACGATATGAAAGTGTTTTGATCAGGATAACCGAAATACTTAACGAGTTCTGTCTCGTTGCTAACTGTATGAATTTGATTAACAGGGCCCCAATTAAAGTTGCCTACAAAACCGCCTGCGCTGCTAGAAAGTGATGGTACAACGGTTGTTAGATCAACTTCGGACCAGGTCACGCCAGGGGAAATTGAGTATGTCATCTTTTACTCCTTCTGAAAGTTGGAATGGTGTAGAGTATCCATTTCTACTTATTTAGCATTTTGATGTTTTCCAAGATTACAACCTTGGATCCCACTGGTCGTGGATATACAGACCATCCTTCTCGCTTTTTAACCATAAATCACCACTATCATCTTTCTCCACGAAGTCATCTAAACCGTTATCAATAAAACCAAAAGGTACGTTCTCTACATCTTCTAGATACTGTAACTCTTTCTGTAGAACATATCTAATGTCGTTTGACACTGTTTCTTTAAATAGTTTCTGCGCCGTGAACCAACCAAAGTGAACTAGGGTCATCGCCAAGTCATCATTGGCACCTTCTTCTGCCTTAAAGGTTTTCTTATCTGCGGCAAAAGAGAATAGTTCTGTAATAGTATCCTCATCATTAAGGATTAGTTTATCACTCTCAATCAAGGTCTTTAAGTTAGCACAACCAATCATCTTGGATTGTGGTGTTATTCTAAGTCCAAATGCCAGTTTGTTTTTACCAGCAGCAAACCCACCTGAGGCCTGCATACCTTGTTTACCTTTTATTTGGAACTTTAACAGGTTCTCATAATTTAACTCAAAGTGTAGAATGTCTGCAACCTGTAGTCCAATAGAGTTGATTTCCACAAGGATAAATGCTTCGTTATATTTCATAGCAGCAGAATAAACCACCGCCGGTAATAGCATAGGACTGATTTCGTTATTACGGTATTTAGCAACCTGTCGGTATGGTATCTCGGTCACATCAAAGATAGAGAATGCCGAGTAGTCAAGACCCTGGCCCTCGGACACATCCACTGTTATAACATAAGTGTGTTTAGGTACTGGTTGCTCGAATACATCCATACATTCCATACGGGCAACAGGTTCTTTCCAATGTAGGCAGGCCAACTTAGAACCATTGATAAGTGTATTAGATGATCCCAAGAACTCGCAACCAAATTCTTGGTCGAACTGTCTTTGTGAGGTGTTTCTGATCGTTTCTTCCGCCCACGCCGCATCACGACCCGGTACCATCGACCAGTGGATTTCAATAGGTATATAAGTAGAGGTCTTTTCAACGGCCTTAGTCCACATCTTATAGAACAGGTTCATTCCGTTTGGTGTGGATACGATGACAACCTTGGAAGTTTTACCAGATGAAATGGTAGGATAGGTAGAGTTAAAGAACTCCTCGGCAATGTTATTAGGTACGAACGCAAACTCGTCCAGAAAGATTAGGTTGAACGAGAAACCACGAACAGACGAACCAGAGGTCGAATCGGCCAGAACTCTTGAACCATTAGCCAGCCAAATCGACCCCTTATTCCACTCTTTAATACCCTGTTTGAGGAACATCGGCAGATATTCGAACGCAAGTTTAAGCTTACCCAACAACTCTCGTGCGGTGGGCGCACGGTTAGCAAGAATGGCAACCACGAATTGTTCGTTGAATAGAACTTGATGTAGAATATATGCCACACTTGTAGTAGATTTACCAACCTGTCGTGGTAGTTTACAGATAGAGAAACGATTATTATGGAATGTATCAACCATCTTTTCTTGGAAGTCCCACATATCAAATGGGATTAGACCACGGTCAACGTTAATGATACGAATATACTTCTTGGCAAAATAGACAGGATCTTCCGCACACTTGATATATTCATCAAGTTCTACCTGTGTGAACGAATGCCTATACTGCTCATTCGGCAGATTTGGATTGTTCTGATAACTGTAAGGCGTCCTTGCCATCTTGTTCCTGTTTCTGTTTAATGGCCGATAGTAACTCGGCTGTAGAACCTACGAATACTGCCTGCTCCACATTAATGTGGTCTGC